TATCATTTGCAAGAATATCTAAAAACTGATAAGATAATCCGTTATCTTTAAATAAAAATATATCGTTCTTTGCTTTTGGTGAAGGACATTTCGATTCATCACAATTACAATCAAAAATTAATGTACCTTGTTCAAATTGCTCGTTTATCCAATCTAGAAGCGGTATTGAATTGTTAGGTCTTTGTGTAGGACCTGGACTTGCTTCACCTGATATACGAGCATCTTGTCTTACAGTTCTTTTTTCTGTAAGTCTAAGATTACCTTGTAAATAAATATTTTTTGGAAAACGAGGATTAGGCATTTATCGCATTTTGAATATAATCTTTTAAATTAACACTATTCTTTTTATTAAATACATAGTATTTTTCAGAATAACCAATATTTTTAGAATCTGATTTGGTTATTTTATTAAGTATGATATTTTTAGAAATATGAATAGGTTTTATACAAGAGTAGCTTGATATCAATAAGTTAATATAAGTTCTAATTGAAAAACGTATTGATTTGTTGGAAAAGGTTATCTGATATTCGGGAAGATTAAACTGTTTTTTTAACACAAAATAATCAGGTAAAGTAGATAATGGTTTATTATTATCTATCTTTGATTTAATTTTCGCGTAATAATCTTTTAAATCAACAGTGTTATACAGATTCTGTAAAACTTCATCGTTTTTAGATTCTTTATTAACTTTTAATTGTTCTGATGTTATTAGTTTCATTTATAATGTTTTGTTTAATAAAAAGAGACTCATCCTTTTACAGACGAGTCTCTCAATTAATTTATTAACCTAAAATACTAACAATAGGTCCATCTGTAGAATTAATCCAAGGAAGCAATATTGAAGAAACCAATGATACTGTACCAGAATCTGGAGTAAGAGTTCCGTTTGCATCAGCATTAGGAATCAATATAATTGCTTTAAATGGTTTAACAATACTGTCTGTACCAATTAAATCTGCATGATAATGTTCAACAATTACTGCGTCATAGTAAGTATCTTCATCAACAGGAATTGGATATTCAATACGCATTTCTTCAAAACCTCTGTAAGCAGAGTATTTTCGTTGACCTGCAGTATCTTTATAGAACATTTTCCACTGACGACCTGTTCCATCTCCTTCGTATGCATATTGAATACGAGAATTTTTTACAGTATTATAGTTAAAACCTTCTAAAAGTCCAACATCAATTCTTGTTTTTACTTGTTTAACACGATCTTCATATACCAGGTCTCTATCAAGAGCCATGATTACCATTGCATCTGCTTTACCTGATACTAATGTAGCAGCAGCTAAGTTAGAAGCACCCCAGGAAGCACTTACAACATCAGTTGTAGATGCACTTGCAGCAGAACCACGAACAACCATTGTATCACCAGGACCTGCTTGTGCCCTGATATTTTCAGGTTGAGCAGTCATTGCAGCAGCATATTTAGTACCTGCACCAGCAGGATCCAAATTAATTGCAGCTACGAGGTTATCAATAGATGCAGAAGCAGTAGCACCAATTTTAACATTACCATCAACGTTTGTTAAAGTTGTTTGGAATGTATAAGTTTTAGTACCAACTACAACAACTTTACCGTTTCCTGCGTTAGCTCCTAAAGTAAGTACTCCTTTATATCCTGCACTAATGGTATTACCAGAAGGATCAAGAACAGAAGAACCAGCAGCTACATCACCAGCATTTGATAAATCAATAGGGATAATAGTAGCACCTGCAGGGAATCCAGATGTCAAGAAACTTGAAATCATTGATTGAGACAATTTAATGCTTCGTACACCAATGCTTGTGTTAATTACTGGAATTGCTTCGTTAGCATATGCAGATGTTGGATTGATACCATAAGTACCTGTAGTATCCACAGCAAAAGCGATAATTGGTTTCTTTGGAAGAAAACCTTTAGTAAAACCTAAAGCTGTTGAATTCTTGTTAATTGTGTAAGCAAGATTTTGAAGAATATCATCAGTTGCTTCAGCAGTGCTATAAGCAAGTGCGGTGTAATCTTTACTTGTATAACTTGGTGTCATAGAAATAGGATGTGTACCAGAGTATGTCTCGTCAAACTGTCTTCCAAAGAAAGATAGTTTAAGTGCATATGGAGTTTCATCTAAAACATTTACTGCATTAGATTGCCCTACTGTATTACCAATTTGCCAAGTATCAAAAGTTGGTCGCTTAGCAGCTTTGTATGTATAGATAATCTTGTTATTACCTACAATTGGTTCTGATTTTTCATAAGGTTTCGTAGGAAGTGGAGTTGCTTCGCGATATGTTGGATCAGAAGCTGCTCGTGTTCCCTGAACAATATAAATTTCAGGAGCTGCAGTAACTGTGTCACCAGCAGCGATTGTTGCATTAGCAGCGCGAGTACCATAACCACCACTGCTAAGAATTTTAATTTCTCCATCTACCAGATCTACATACCCAGTAGCAGAATTTGTCAACGCCTCACCTCCGCTATGTGCACTTGATGCACCAGCTTTAGCGACAAAAATTTGTTCAATAGGTCGTTTGTTGTCTTTTGTTCGATTCATTTTTTAATTTTTTTAATTTATTCGTTAACTTGTAATTTTTGCTGTTTTAACTGAACAAAACTAGGATGTTCAATTATTCGAGAGCATTCTGCGACTGCTAAATCAACAATCTCATTATGAGTATGTTCAGGTAAGTCGCATTCTACAACAGCATCTCCTACTGTATGTTGTCCATCTAAACTATTATAAGTACCTATCCAAACTTTATTTGGCTTTTTAACATATTCTGGGTAAATTTCTATAATTTCGAAATTATCAGTATACACATATATACTACCCTCATCATTTAGCGTTTCATCTGTACGTGCCTCGACTGCAAGAGCTTCTCCCCATGTAAAATCTGGTTTATAAAACTCATCTTCAAGAGCTACAGACAAATCATCATGTTGTACTTGTCGTAGAAAGATTTCTTTAATACAATCTTCTTTTTTACCTTTAGCTGTTAATCTTGTTAAAAACCAATATGGAAAAGCAAAGTCAGAGATTTTAAACTCATAAATATCGCCCTGGTGTCGAACAGGCACAACACCAGGCTGTTTAGCTGAAGGCGACTTTATTTGTAGAGTTCTTAAATCATCTGTTCTTTTTTGAATAGATTCAAAACCTGCTTTTTTTGAATTGTTTTGTCCATATCGTTGTTTAACGAATAAAGAAATAGCTTCGTTTAATATCCAGTCTTTTTCAGCAGGAGTAAAGTTTCTTTTTGAAAGACTATCAACTTTATCCATTTTAATACTGAAATCATAGTGCCATTCCTTTAATAACATTATCTAACTAATTTAGCTTTTAATTGTTTTTCGAGTTCGTCTCTTTCTGGTTGTTTTTTAGGATCCATTAAGTAATCAATAGCTTCAGGTTTTCTTTGACCCAAAATAATTTGTTTAGAAATCCATGTGTAGGTTCCTCTGTTGTCTGAAACTATCCTATAATTTACAAGATCTTCTAAAAGAACAATAGCTTCAAGTTCGTTTCTTCCTTCAGCAGATTGTGTAAGTTTAAAGACATCGAGGAAATTATTTAAATTTTCATCTTTTGCTTTTAAACCTTCTTCCAGATAAGTATCTAACAATAAATAGATTTGTTCATCAGGCATTGTAGTAGCATCTCCTTTAATTAAATTAAGTGCTTTACATACTTTTCTTTGATAAGATGGCGTAAATTTACTATCATTTAATTTAGTTGTGCAATCATTATACACCTTCTTTTTATTAAACTTCTCTTGAATTGATTCGTTTTTATCAGAAATATAAAAATCTGCTTTTGGTTTTTTCTGACGATCTTCAGGTTTATTTGATAAAGAAACTTTAGGACTGGCTTTAAGCATGTAATATGCAATTTCATCTAAAGGGTTAGAAAGATCTAATACAGTTGTTCCATCATTCAAAGAAAATTTGAATTTTTGAAAAAATGTAAGATTTTCATCTTTAAATCCATCACCTGGTCTCCATGCTCTGTTTGTATAAAATCCTCTTGGTCTTCCGTGTTTTATTTCAAGAAGCTCTTGTAATGTAATTTTCTCTTGTTCTTTAATATAAGAGAATTCATTAGGAACTTCTCGTGAAGATTTAAAATAAGGATTGTTTACCATTTCATCCAGTCCTGTTAAGAGTGATCCAGTTTTTACTGAATACATTGCTCTCAAAGTATCTTTACATCTACCGATTTTTGTTCGGTTCATTTTTTTTCCTGAATTTCTATCACGAAACTCTGAAACTTTTGTTGCTGTATCCCTCGGAATACTTTTAATTGTTACGTTTGTACTTTCTATATTTGTCATTTTTTAGCCTGTTTACTTTTATTAATAATCAAAATCCAAGATAAGTTCTCCACCTCTTGTAGGGTCTGTCATATGGATTGAACCTGTACCACTGATAAAGTAAGTAACACTTCTATCCATTGTTGCAACAGCACCGCCTTGTACTGGTTTACCATCTTTACCTATAATACCTGAATGATATCCATAAGTGAAAGTATCTTTTTCTTTAATAACCTTGATATTGTCCTGTCCATCTTTAGTACCAAAATCAATAACTGTCATACGCCAGGAGTCGATTGGTTTATCAGTGTGAATAGGGTGCATTTTCTTGCAATACTTACGAGAATCATACAAAGGATTTTTTACAACGGTGACGTCTAGTCCTTCAGGTCCACGATAATGAGTAAACTGAGCACCATAAGAAAGTTGTCTAGGATCATTTCCTGAAATGTAATGAGTATCTACAGTTAAGAAAGAAGAAGCAGAAGAAGCAAGCAAATCATGGAACATGAGTGAACCCATAGTACCAGTCATCAATGTAACTTTTCTGTTGTTTTCGTCTTCACGAGAGAAGAAGATATCCATTAAATACTCTTTCAACATTTGTTCTGTCAAAGGACCATTATAATATTCTACCCAACCATCTCGTAACAATTGACGCAAACCAGGACCCTGACGTTTGATATAACCATCTGGACCATTTCCTGTGTATTTCTCACCATACCACCATTGTGCTTCCATAGACATGTAATATTCATTGTCCATTTTAGCTTGTGCCATAGGGATAAACTTCTCAACCTTCTTACCTTTATATGTAAAAGGAATACCAAAACGTCCATCGCGTCTAAACGCTTTATCTGTAACTGTGAGCTTTTGTGCAAATCCACCAATTTGAGATTCAAGTTGGAAAGATCCTCTGTAAGATTGAGTACCATAGTCAGTATTCATTTCATTTTGAACAGTTGTCCAAACTTTGCTGAATTCTTTACCTGCATCAAGCAATTCCAAAGGAATGAATTTTGCATAATCATCTGTTTCTAAAGCACAAAGATAAACATATCCAGAACCATCCTGAAAAGGACCTTCTAAGATTTGAATAGGATAATCATTATCCTCACCAAAGATAACATCTGGACGAGAAAACCAATCTTCATCCAATTTAATTTTAAAAGGTGTCTTGTTAATACCAGGAGTTGTATTTCCTGCGGCTCTTTCAAGATTTTCTAAAGAGCGTAAACATTTATCTTCAGAACCTTCAAGGTACCAACGATAAATATCTGTATCAATTTCCAAAGTTTTACCTTTGGCCACAGTCATACCAAGTAACGGTTTTCCATTAAACCTGTCAGTAGAACTGTAAATTTGAGCTAACGTTTGCTCCAACACCTGAGGTTTGTCAGTGTCGTAAGCAGCAGCAAGGTGATCGGAATCTGTGAAATTCCCACCTTTGGCTCCATCATAACTTTTTATAGTTAAGAAAGGTAGTGTTGCCATTTTTTAATAGTTGTTTTTATAATTAATTAATATTTAAATTCCATACTTGCTCTTGACAAGTCAAAATCATTTTGTGTTTGAGAATTTTTTCCACTAATTTTCGATTTAGTATTAGTATTTTTAAAATCCCTTATTGACTTTTTTACTTTAGCAACAGCTTCAGATTCTTTCTTCTGAGACATTGTTGAAAAGTCAAATCCTTTATCATTCATATTCATTAACAAATCTGCAAGAACAAGAATTTTATCAGGATCATTTAAAACAGAGCTTAACCTTGAATTAAAATCTGTAGTTATATTTCCATCTTCAAGCCTAATTGGTTTATATAATGCGTTAAAGATTTTGTCTTTATTAGACTCTTTAATAATATATCCGTTAAAATCTGAAGACGATTGCAATTTTTGTTTCAGGATTTTTTGGGAATTTTCAACATATTCTTTTTGTGCTTTATTCCTTTTTTCCACAGTAATGGCTTCTTCCTGAATTCTTTTTTCTTCTTCTTTTTTTAAATATTTTGTTGCAATACTTAACTCTCTTTCAAGTTTAATTTCGTTTCCAATAAGATCTTCGATAATACTATCAATATCTGCTTCATCATATTCTTTTTTAGAATAAAATTCTTTAACAATATTTAGTTTATCGTCTTCGCTTAGCTTCTCTACATCAAGGTTTTCATAAGAATCTATCTTTTTAACTGATTCTTGAACCTTTATTAAATCTAAACCATCTTTTGATGTAAGATATTTAATAGCTTCTTGAAAAGCTATTTCATTACGATACTTTTCAGAATCTTCAAATGCTTTAAAAAGACCTTCTTTAGAATCTTCGTATTCATAATCTTCAGGTAAAAGCAAAAGACCTTCATTGATTAGTGAGGACATTGTTTTATCTATGTCACTAAAATCTGGTTCAGTATCTTCCGTTTTTTCTAATGATTTAGTTTTATCATCATCTTCATCTGTTTCATCATCTTCATCTGATGTATCAGTAGATTTATTATCTTCATCTTCTTCATCTTCTTCATCAGAAGGTTGATTTACTTTTTTAGGATTTTTTTCATCCTCATCAGGAGCATCTTCCTTAAAATCTTCTCCTGGGTTAAAAGCCGATTCGTCACTAATTTCAAAAAAATTCAGTTCAAAATCTTCTGTCTTTTCTGTTGTAATATTTTTGCCTGTTTCCATAATAAGTTACAAAGTTAATAATTAATAATTAAATAATACAATTCTTTTAGTTGTTTTTTGCAATCTATAGCTTTTTCTGAGTTATATTTTTTTATTTCTTAGAAGGTTTTGGTTTCATACGAGCTATTTGCTTCTGTGCCTGTATTTTTGCTAACTCAACCTGTCTGTCTTTTTCAGCTTGTGTTGCTTCATGTTTTCTATCTTTTTCTGCTTCATTTGAAGTATGATCCTGTTCCATTTTTAATTTGGCAACCTCTACCATATCAGGTATATTATTTTCATTGACGTCCTGAGCTTTGGCAAATCGTTCTGCAGCAATTTGTGCAACTGTAATATCTGTTTCAGCTTTAAGCATTGCAAGTTCTTTTTCATGAGCCTGTTCATCTTCTTTAGATTCAAGTTGCATTTGAATTTGTTTTTCCTGAGACTGTTGTTGAGATTGTTGCATAGCTTCTTCGCGTTTTTCACGTTTCCTTTTTGAACTTTTAAGTTCTCTTTTAAGTTCTGCCATAGAATCAGCATTGAGTATTTCCACGAGATCATCAATATCAATCTTGTCATTTTGCAGTAAAGGCTGACTTAACTGACGTAATTCCTGGAATACTTGGAAGTCTTTTGCGTTATCTGATACAAATATACCATAATCAGCGTTTTTAAATAGTTCTTCTCCAATTTCAAGAATTTTTCGCGAACCATCATTTAATACAAATTGTGTAACTAAAGGTTTTTTACTATATGCTACTTCAGCTACTTCTATAAGACCTGTTTTAACTTCTCTCCATAAACTATCATGTACCATAAAGGTAGGCTCAGTAATATGTGAAGACTGCATAATAGACTGTTGATTATTTGTTACAGCTTCATATGGAGCAGAACCACCTTCTCTTTGCTTGGTTATTCCTGCAGCATCTCCTATTTGCTCATCAAAGTATGCAAGAATCTGTGCAAAATTTAATATATTCTGCATATTAGAAGCGTTTATCATGTCTACACCAGGTCTGGTATTAGCTCCAGGATTATCTGCTCCTTGCAAACCATTATATACATAGTACCCAGATTGTTCCAGGAAATGAATGGTTTTTTCAATTGGAAACTTAGGATCCAGTCTTGATACGTCTATACCAACCAATGCTCCCTTATCTTTAGCAATCAACGATTTAAATCTATCCATTGCTATAAAAAACAAATATTGATAAGGTTTCATTCTATCCATAATTGCCTGTGATGTAGCATTCATATTATTATATACCACACCATAATAACCAAGTTTAACAGAATAAGGATTATCAAGTGAATAATGTTGATTTGGTTTTGGACCTATATTTACAAATATATCAGCATCAATGCGTGTAGCTTCCCATACTTCAGGTATCCATTCCCATTCTAATGAAAAATTATCCCATTCATAACATAAATAAGGATTATTGTTTTCATCTTTATATTCACATTTTTTAGCATAGCGAGGAACTTTAAAAGATTCATCCACTTTTGTCATTTGGTCCATACCTTCTTCATCCGTATATGATAAGAAACCTATTTTTCTTTGAGATACCCATTCTATATGAATGACTTCAATATCGTCATAATATCTTGGACCATAAGAACCATACTGTGAATATAACAGATTATGTTTAGCATACTTGTATTCATATGTATCCTGATCACCATATTTCATACTTGGAGAAATAAGATTGGCATTTCCTCCCTCAATTTTAGAAGAATATCTTTCTTCAAGAAGATCTTTTTGTGTATCTGTTAAATCATCGGAAAACTTATCAAATACATCACCTATTGTCATAAATGTTCTATAACCTGCGTATAATCCATCCTGAATATATTTTATTTCAGGCGATTTATGATAGAATACTTTTAGAGGATTAAGTACTTCAACCTTGGGTTCACCATTAACTATACCTACCCATACATGTTCTTCACCTGAAATTAAACCATGTTTAAATCCATCATTCTTTTTTTCTTTTATAAGTTCTTTATAATATAAGTAATTAAGCAAATCTCCAGCAAGTATTTCTTTCTGATCCAGATATGTCTCGGTCATATATTTTTCTATCTGTTCAGGATCCATGGCCTGATCAAGAAGTTGTTGAACCTGTTGATCCTGTTCTTGCATAGCCGCCTGATATTCTTCTTCTGATTTATAAGATTCAGATACTATTTCAGGAAATTGTTTTTTAATCTTTAGTGCCTCTGCCTGTATAGCGGCCTGAATACTTTCTCTGTATAATTTATTTTTATATTCAATTTTAGATTTTATACCTTCGGCATTTACTAAAACAACTCTTTGGTTATCAGGTCTTTTATATTCTTCACCAAGTAAAACATTTATCTTATTATATGTTTTATTATATGGTTTAATATCATGTGCTACAGCACCTATTGCTTTTTTAATTCCAAGAGAGTCACAATATTCCCTAAAATCTTCCTGATCTAACTGGTTATTATATAACCTATAATTAGAAAGCATATTTTTCAAACGCCTATGCTGCCAATGCCTATTATCAAGTTCATCTTTACTACCATCTTTGCAATCATAACAAAAATCTTCTTCATGATATCTTACAATAGAATTCACAAATGTTTTTATTTTAGCAAAATCATCTTCTTTTTTGTCATTATAAGATAACCTTTGTTTTGGAAAGAAACTTCTCATTATTTTTTATATTTTAATTAGTATATATATAGTTCTTCATTTTTTTTACTTTTAAAAAGATTTGGATTTTCATATAAGAATTCCATAGGATCTTTTTTATTATCTTCCTGATAAGGATTGTGAATTTCTTCAAGACGTATTATACATCCTATAAGTGCCATAACTCTATCAAAGTTACCTTTTCTATTGTACGATATAAGTTCTTCCAATAAAGGTTTTGAAGGTATGAAATCTATATTTGTTAATTCCAGCCCTGTCTTTTCATCTATACCTCTTCTTTCACCAAGCCAATCATAAAGATATTGCTCACCAATCTGTTTTAACTTATCATTACCCATAGAATAACCATACTTTCTACCTGCCATATTTGATGTAGGTAAATGTCTTTGTATAGTAGTATATGGTGGAGGACATAATAAATCTAATCTTTTTCTTTTTGTAAAGAAAGGTCTTACTTCGCCACGGTCATTTTCAAAATTGATTTTAGCATTATAATATACAGCAAGCTTTTCCAGGTTATAGTTATATTCATCCATACCTCCAGGATCAGGTCTGCCAACATATTCAGCAACAACTTCATCATGTCCATATCCTTGTAAGCCAAGCTTTTTTGTTTTAATTACGTATGCTGCACCTAAAGATTTTCCACCATCAGCATTAATACCCCAAGGGTCATGTCCAATGACATATAAATCATCAGGAATTGAACCACCTATTTCAATAGGATGTTCGTAAATAACAATAGCACCTTCAGTACTCTCTGAGGGTTTTAATGGATAATGATTTAGAGGACTGAGTTCTCCTTTTAAATCAGGTTCCCACCAAACTTTACCATCCTTTTCTGTAAGATTACCAACCTGACCAAGATATTTATAAACATCATCTGATTTTAATTTTGATAGTCTTGCATATAACTCTGCAGTTTGAAATATATTACCTTCAGTAATTAAAAAAGCTTCAGAAGGTGTTTTACATTTTTGAGTAAGTAAACCATTATATGCTTTTTTATCTGATCCTCTTTTAGATGCTCTTTCAAGATCTAAATTCCATTCTGCCATCCACCTATTAGCATTCCCTTGTTTATCTACACCCTCATAAACATTTCCTTCAATAACAGCATCACCTTTTCTAAACCACATTTCATCTACAAACCAACCACACTTTCCATTTATGTCTGTTTTTTCATAAATATTTTCATATTCTGCAAGACCATATTGTCTTGGATTATAAAACATATCTGCAAAATCCTGAGTAGCAGAACTCATATCACCACCTGTTCCAAATATAATTGGAATACCAATCATTTTATCACCATCTCTAAACAGAGGTTCTGATATTGTATATGCCATTTTAAGATTTTCAAATAAACCAGCTTCTTCAAATATCATTCTTGTTGCTGATTTACCTGCAGATTTAAATGCAGAATTTTTAAAGGTCATTACTTTTATAACAGATTTATAACCTTTTATAATTTCTATACCATTGGCATTTTTTTCTTTATATCCTGATTTTATTTCATCCTGCCTATCTATTACACGAGGATGTCTGAACTCTGTATGCTCATTTAGGAAGTTACTCATTTCAAGTACCATGCTCATTGTTGCCTGTGCATGATCTCCAAGATAAGATGCAATGATTACATAAGACTCTTTAAAGAATGTAAATTTCCATAAAGCTCCTGCAGCATTTTTAAAAGAATAACCTTTTCTTCGTGCTTTTGCACAAATCATACCTCTTTTAGCAGAAGCAGGTAATCCATATTTCTGTGGATTTTCATTCTTTTCTAATTCTAGAAACCAATAATAATCCATTGAACAAAAATCAGGAAAATCAAGTCGTTTTACTTCTTCACCTGTATTTTTATCTACAGTATATTTCATGATTCTTGTAAAATTCAGATAAAAATAATGTTCTCCTGTAATTTTTACACCACAAGGAACTCCATCAATTTCTGGTTCATATCCTTCAAGACATCTTTTTTTCTGAACAGACCAATATTCATTATACTGAACAGTTCCTTCTATAGCATTTGTATATGAAGGTGTAAGACTTGTTCCCTCACAAGCCTTAACTGATCTGTTAAAATCATTAGCAGCAGGTGAAAAAACAGAGGAATCTGTAAACTTCAGATATTTCCACTGAGTATTTCTTACAGGATTTTTCAGAGACATTTCAGAAACATCTTTTCTGATGGATTTAGGAATTTCTTCATAAATCAAATCTTCAGTCCATTCTATTGCTACCTGTTCGTTAATCATCTAATATATTTGATGGTCTTACTCCACCTTTTATTTTACGCGTTGTTTCCAATTCTTTTTCTGAAATCTCTTTCAGCTTTATATATGACTGTGCGTACTTTTCATATTTTTCAATCGTTGCACCAATCTGTGTCATTTCCCTTGCATCTGCAGCATCCATTTTTTCAAGAGACTTATTAAGCTTATCCAATGCAATAGATATTGATTGAAAAGCTCTTGTTATAGGAGTCTCTATAAGTTTTTTGTATTTCTCTACTGCAGCCTTCACTTCTTTAGAAGGTTTCCATTTCTTATCTTGAATATAATCATCTATAATTGTCTGTTCTCTGAGAGATGCATCAAGTTTAGCATAAACAGATTTTGGTTCAGACATATGATATATATAAATAAGTTCCTGAGTAGCCTTATGTTTATCAGAAGATTTATCTGCATCCCATATCGCTTTCATCTCAGGTATAAATAGTGCTTCAGGAGTTATCCTTGGTATATTATTTATTATCGTGAACATTCAATTTTATCTTTATACCATTTTCTTTTTTATAATTTTCCCACATTTGCTTTTTAAGCATCATATCTGGGTATCGTTTTTCTTTACATGCTTTATCCGCAAACCATTTACCTGGTACTGAACATCCGCAATTTATACATTCTCCTATAGCTTTACAATCAGGACATTTTGTAGACCTATAAAAAACCTGTTCTTGAATATGAACAGGTAATGAAATATAATCTTTTGTATATTTTCCAAGACTGTTTGCAAACATTCTTAAATTTCCCTGTAAAAATTGTTTTATATTACTTAATGTTATCTTTTCCACCATTAATCTGTTTTAAAAATTTTATTGTCAATCCTTCCTGAATATTGGTATAAAACTCTTCAGAATCTTCTGAAGCAGTCATTCCTATAAATCTTGCAACTGCCCATACAACATGTTGAATTTCATGGGAAAATACTAAAATATTTTCAATATTCCTTATGTCAAATTCCTTCATTATCACAACATGAGCAGGTCCTTCTGAAAATGTTAAACCTCTATCGTAATCAAGATCACTGCTATCAATTGCCTTAATTATATTTAAAAGTCTTTTCTTATTTGTTATCTTACTTTCAATGTAAGAATATATTGCTTCCTTATCTTTATTAGAATAATTCAACAAAATACATACATGAAAAGGTAATAATTCAGATTCATAAAAAATATCTATTTTTTTATTCATTTAGGTATAAATTTTGTAGCAAGAAATAATATAAATAATACAAATAATAAACTTGTTCCTACAAGTATATAGAAAAAAGTATTAAGTATTTTAATTAATTTTCGCATGTAGCGGGAATAGGATTCGAACCTATGACCTCTGAGTTATGAGCCCAGCAAGCTACCACTGCTCCATCCCGCTATAATAAATACCCATTAGTTTGATTACTCAGGGACTAATGGGAATAAGCAAATAGTCCATCCTAAGCGCGCTGTTCCATGGGAAGCGGGATGGACATGCTTTTAATTTTCCTGTGGAATAATTATCGTATCTCCTTTTTGAATTCCTTGTGATTTCAATGAAGGATTATTTTTCAAATCTTCCTTTGTTATTTCATGTATAATGTCTACTGATGCAAAACCTTGTACATACTCATAAAAATCATTTGCTGCTTTTAAGATCTTTTCAGGATCTTTATTAAAAGCTTGTGTTGCTAAAGATAGACAATTAAGTCTAATCTGAATGTCTTGATGTTGTTCTGGTGTCATTTTCCTGTTGTTTAATTTCTTTTACTATAAATTTATCTGATTTAATATAATCTTCTAATGGTGCATCCATAAATCCTCCATCCCAAACAAATGATACGTTTAACTTATTTGGTCCTTGAGGTTCTTTAAATGTTATCATCCACGCCATTATTTATTTAATAAAATATTTTCCACTATGAACTCAGGTATAATAAAATAATTATCAAACTGATTATTTACATTATCCTTATGTAACCATCTTTGCATTCTACCTGGATTAAATGCAACAGGATCTAAATCAATTACAAGTCCGGGTTTTATTTTATTCTTTACATTTTCAGAACAATCATCTGAAACTTTTATAACAACACCTCTTTCCTGATATTGCATATTTTCATTCAACTGTACTTTCTTTTTCTTCATTTCAGATTCAGAAATAATTTCCTGTGTCCTTCCTCCTGTCCAAATACCATCTGGATTATACATCTTTAACCTAAATAAACGTACCATTAATTTAGGACCAATAAGAATCATATTATCAACAATTGGATCATGTTCTGCAAATAATGACTCATTATAATCATCAACTCTTTTATTTTCAATCAAACCTTTATCCAAAGAGGGTAAACCTACTGAGGTTGACTCATCTATAAAAAGTTTTTTTTCAGGTAAGAGAATATCACCATTTAATGTAACTTCTCCATCTTTTGTAATTCTTGTTGTCCCATGTCTCAGTTTACCTGATGTGGAACTTTCCATGTTAATTGCTTTTCCGTCAACTTTTGTGCCCGCCATAAAAACCTATTTGTTTTTTGTTTTTTTCAAACATTTGTTTTAATTTATCAAAATCTTCTTTTACAACCACTTCACCATAATCGTTATGTCTGAGTGTGGTGTAATTCTTTTGTTTTTTTCCTTTATTATTATAATGTTCCTGAAAATCATTAATCTTATTTAAATCACAAAACCATCTTATCTTAAAATTCTTTCTTATAGGTTTGTGTATTGTTATCTCTTCAAGTTCACCATTTTCATTTATATATTCATCATCAATATACTGCATTAAATCTACAACCTTTATAAATTCATATCCATCATTAATCATTTTTTTGTTTTAATGCTTCATTTCTTAGTATCCAAAGTGCTGATATCTTTTTAACAGCATCTTCTCTTTCCATCATTCCTTTCCTCCACTTATAAAGAATCTTATTTATTTCTCTTCTTGTCTTATTAAGAGAAGGACAAAATGTTCCAAAGTTATGAATAAGAATAGGAGAAGGATTTCTCTTTTTCATGTGATCTGCAATAAAGTCAAAAATATGCATTTCTACTTTCTTTACAGATTCAGGTGAAACGTTATGCAACTCTGCAATTTCATTATACAAACTTGATGCATTCTTCATAATTATCCACTATACTAATATTATATCCATGATATTCTGTCATAGGAGAATCTTCTGTAAGTCCTCTTTCATACTTCAACTGAATATAAGATGCCCTGTCCAATATTAAATATTCTGCTGCAGATTGTTTTTTTGCAGCATTTCTTTTTAACATCTCCTTTTCTTCCATGTCTATTTTATCGAGTATGTTATAAAGTTCCTCAATCATTTACTTTAAATTTAAAATTTAATTCTAATTCTTTTACTTCCAATAATTTAGATAACATCTTATTTAAAGAATGCATGTTATCAATATCTTTTTCAATGTATCCTTTTTTTCTTATATCCTGAAGATATCTGTCAAGATTAGGTTTATTTATACCAATTTCAGCACATACCTTATTTTTAGCAACATTACTAAACCTATTATACTTAAACTTCTCATCAGTTAACTTCATAAATTCTACAAGAACTTTTCTTTCTCCATCAGTAAGCCTTTTTTCTTTTGGATAATTAGCACCTAACATTATAAAGAATGTATTGTAAAAATCTTCTCTTTTTAATTGTCTTTCAATAAGACCACCTGTTTTCATTGTATCACAAATATACGTGTTTTATTTTAAACTGTTTTAAAATTAAATAAAAATCATTTAATCCATTTGATAATCCTCTGCAGTATCATGATATTCCTTCTCCACGTATAGTATACCTTTATCTATAAGATTAAGAATCAATTTATCATTTATCTCTTTAACCGTTACATCCTTTCCAACCTCAAGAATTATCTGTTCAATTGAAACATCTGTATTCTTTGTGTTACGAACCGGCATATTAATCAATATCTCTTTCATTCTGCTATAAACATTTTTTTAGCTCTGTCACTAAGTGCTTTTATTTTATAAATCCATTCATCTCCATCTTTAATAGGTTCACCTATAAACTCAATATCTTTTCCTACTATTAATCCTCCTTCAAAAGGATCATATTCTACAGCCCACCATTTTTGTTTTAATTTTAAATTGAAGCTAGTTCCATTAATTCCTGGTTTTTCTAAATCTGTATAAATTTCTTTCATACTCTTTTTATTCGACCTATTTCTTGTAATTTTAATATATCTTCTTTCTTTCTAGACCAAAATGGATCTAAACTGTATTCTTCTTCAGCCCATACTTTTTCAGCTGGCTCTCTTAACTGAGTATAAGTATTAGTCCGGAAATCTATCATACCTAAACCACCTGTAGTTATACGATGGAATAACTATCTAAATCCTGGTATTATTTCATCTTCTGTTATTTTATTCTTCAATTTTTCCTTCAGTTAATTTCTTTATTTCAAAATACTCATCATATTGTTTTAAAACTTCTTGAGTATATTTATAATTAGGTAACTCTAACCAATCTTCTTTAA